AGGAGAAAATGAGAGAACTGAACAACATGGTCAAGCAGATCTGTGAGAGCGTCCTGGACGAGTACGAGGATACCTTCGGTGACCTGAACACGGCTATCGCGGCGGGGCTGCGCGTCGGCTACTGCCTGTCCGACAAGGAGAAGACAAGCAAGGGCCGCAGGATCTTCGGCGAGTGCCAGAAGGTCCCGGAGGAGTGGCAGGGCTTCGCGCCCTTCGACTTCCTGATCACCTTCTACGAGCCGAACGCTGCCGGCATGACCCCGGACCAGCTGAGGGTCCTGGCGTTCCACGAACTGATGCACGTAGGCGCACAGGTCGAGGAGTCCGGCGACATCAAGATCTGGATCCGGCCGCACGACCAGGAAGACTTCAACGCCGTCCTGGCTAAGTTCGGAGCCAACTGGGCGAAATGAGGGAGAAGGACATCGAGGCGAAGTGCCGGTTCATCGCCATCGCGGCAGGCGGGATCCTGTGGAAGTGGACAAGCCCGGGGAGGGCGGGCGTCCCTGACCGGATCCTGATCCTGCCCGGCGGCCGGGTCGCCTTCGTCGAGTTCAAGGCTCCGGGCAAGAAGCCCACCGTGCAGCAGCTCGCCTGCCACCGCGTCCTGACCGACCTGGGCGTGCGCGTAGCGGTGATCGACGACCCGGCAGCCTTCGCCAGGCTGATCGAGGAGGTGATGAAATGATTTATAATCCCTATCCATACCAGCAGCACGCGGAGGACTTCGTTCTGGAGCATCCCGCCGCGGGACTCTTCCTGGACATGGGATTAGGCTAAGGCAAGACAGTGATCACTCTCTCCGCCATCGACAAGCTCCTCGTCTTCGAGGCGTCCAGAGTCCTGGTCATCGCACCGCTTCTGCCGGCGAAGGAGACGTGGCCGGCGGAGATCGAAAAGTGGGACCACCTGGCTGGCCTGACCTTCAGCGTCGCGATCGGCACCCTGCCCGAACGGATCCGGGCGCTGGGCGAGAAGTCCAACATCACTATCATCAATCGCGAGAACGTTGTCTGGCTGGTCGACTACTATAAGACCCGCTGGCCGTTCGACACCGTGGTCATCGACGAGCTGTCCAGCTTCAAGTCATCCGCCAGCAAGCGCTTCCGCGCGCTGAAGCGTGTACGTAAGTATATCAGCCGGATCATCGGGCTGACCGGTACGCCGGCACCCAACGGCCTGATGGACCTGTGGAGCCAGGTCTACCTGCTGGACGAAGGAGCTGCACTGGGCAAGACCCTCACCGGCTACCGGCAGAGGTACTTCACCCCGGACAAGTGGGGACCGGGCGGTGTGGTCTACAGCTACCGCCTGCAGCCCGGAGCCGACACGCAGATCTACAAGGCCATCGAGCCGATCTGCATCAGCATGGCTTCGGCAGGCGACATCCCCGAGATGGTCAGCGTCGATCGGCCTGTCATCCTGGCGCCGGACGAGCTGGACGCGTACAGGCGGCTTGAGCGCGACTACCTGCTGCCATTGAACACTACAGAGATAGACGCCGCCTCCGCGGCCGTCCTCGCCGGCAAGCTCCTGCAGCTCTCCGGCGGCGCGGTCTACGACGCGGAAGGCGACACGCACGAGATCCACGCGCGAAAGCTCGACGCGCTGGATCAGCTGATCGAGGAGGCGAACGGCCAGCCGGTCCTCGTCTTCTATAACTACAAGCACGAGCTGGCCCGGATCCAGAAGAGGCATCCGGAAGCCAGGCATATTACAGAGGCCGGCGTCATCAATGACTGGAATGCCGGGGAAGTCCCCCTCCTGACGGCTAACCCGGCAAGCGCCGGCCACGGTCTCAACCTGCAGTTCGGCGGCCACATCATTATCTGGTACTCGCCGACCTGGAACTTAGAATACTACGAGCAGGCCAACAAGCGCCTGCACCGGCGCGGACAGACCCAGCCGGTTCTGATCCATCACCTGATCGCGCAGGGCACGCTGGACGAGGACATCATCCACGGCGTGCTGCGGGGCAAGAAGAAGACTCAGGACGCGCTGCTCACCGCCGTCCGGGCCCGTGTGGAGGTCGTGAAGCGATGAACAGCAAACTCCGGAGCCTTGGCTATGAGGATTACGGCATAAGCAAAAAGCGGTACATGGAGCTGAGGGCGGTCTGCCAGCAGTACCTGGAGCGGGAAGCCGCGCTTCGTTACGGCGCGAAGGGCGTCAGCTATAACCCGGCGCCTTCCGGATCCGGCACAGCCGGCGACCCGACAGCTGCAGCTGCGGCATACAACGCCAGGCTATCGGCAAAGAACGACAAGATCCGCAAGGCGGCAGCCGAAGCGTCCGAAGGGATCCCCGGGCTCGCAGCTGCGATCCTGGAATCAGTCACCGAGGGCATCGGCTACTATGACCTGGTCAACGTGCCGCCGATGAACAACAAGGACTTCTACGGCTACCGCAGATACTTCTACCACCTGCTGGATCAGCTGTGGCGATAACTTAACCTATAAAAGCAAGGAGGACAAGACATGATCAAGCTGCACGTTATAACGAACAGCCTTCACGTGTACACCGTGGAGGCTAACACGGACTCCGTTGAGGAGGCCGTCCGGGCCCTCGACCCGAAGCACGGCATGTGGATCAGGGCGCAGCATAGCGAAACGGTGTCGCCGGTGTGGATCAAAGCTGACAGTATCGTCGCTGCGTATGAGGTGCAGTCGCACAAGCTAATGACAGAGGACCGGGAGGTCGCGAAAGCGATGGTCGACGCGATCAATGTGCTGAGAGCTATGCGAGACAGGGGGGAATGAACTTATGGCAAGATGCGCGCGTTGTGGGAACTTTGAGTACTGGGCTTCTGATCTTACAGAAATATCGTTCGAGAACGCGGACAGAAACGTCCATTATACTGTATCCATTTGTGGTAACTGTGTAAAAGCGCTCGAGAGATTTTTGTTCGAGAAGAAGGATAAAAGGAAGCCTCCGGAAGGAGATGATGACGACAAATAACACCTGCTTGAAACTTGTCCATTTTTGAACGTAACAACTGTGCTAAGATGATAAAAAGGGAAAATCTCGAAAGGGCGACACTGTGTCGTCCTTTTTCATTTACCGGAAAAGAGGCGAACATGGCACCAAAGCGAAAGATGGGCGTAGCCGAGCTGGTCGCTGCGGCCAACCAGTACGCCGACACTGCGCCGATCCCGATCGTGAAGGAGTTCGCCATGCAGGTCGGCTACCCATATACATATTTGTACGAGCTCGCCGCGAAGCATCCAACCTTCTACGAGGCGCTTCGGCGGATCGTCGACATGAAGGAGATCATCCTGGAGAAAGGCGCGCTCACCGGCGAGCTGGACAGGTCCATGGCGATCTTCTCCCTGAAGCAGATCGGATGGCGCGACCAGCCGCAGGAGAACAAACAGAACGACGACAAGCTCGACGAACTGCTAAGGAGCATCACGGATGCAGCCAATAATCAGTAGCAAGCAGGCGGCGTACATCCGCGAGGCGGACCGCCGCTGGAATGTAAAGACCGGAGCCACGCGTTCCGGCAAGACTTACCTGGACACACTGTACGTCATCCCGAAGCGGATCCGGGAGCGGCTCGGCCAGTCCGGCCTGGTCGTCCTGCTTGGCAACACCCGCGGCACGCTGCAGCGCAACGTGCTGGACCCGATGGCGGAGATCTACGGTCCGCAGCGGATCGGCCGGATCAGAAGCGACAACACCGCGATCCTGTTCGGCGAGCGGTGCTACTGCCTGGGCGCAGATAATAAGAAGCACGTAGACCGGCTCCGCGGCTCCTCGATCAAGTACGCGTACGGCGACGAGGTCACGACGTGGAACCAGGAAGTGTTCGAGATGCTGAAGTCCAGACTGGACAAGCCCGGCGCCTGCTTCGACGGGACGTGCAACCCGGAGAGCCCGCGGCACTGGTTCAAGGGTTTTCTGGAATCGGACGCGGACATCTACCAGCAGGCGTACATGATCGACGACAACCCGTACCTGCCGGAGGAGTTCGTCGAACAGCTCAAGCGCGAGTACAAGGGCACGGTCTACTATGACCGCTACATCAACGGCCTGTGGGTCGCGGCTGAGGGCGTTATATATCGACCGTTCGCGGACAACCCGGGGCGGTTCATCATCAACAGCCTGGACGGCTACTCGATCATGCACGCGGAGATCGGCGTCGACTTCGGCGGCGGGACATCCGGCCACGCGTTCGTGTGCGTGGGCTACACTCCGCGCTACCGGGAGAAGATCATCCTGGACGAGTTCTACGAGCAGGACGCGCTGGATCCGGCACGGCTGGAGGAGGCGTTCGTCGCGTTCGTGCAGCGGTGCCAGGCTAAGTACACAGTCAGCGACGTCTACTGCGACTCGGCAGAGCAGACGCTGATCAACGGACTGAAGACGGCGGCGGCGAAGGCCCGTCTGCCGGTGAACATAGGAAACGCCAGGAAGAAGCCGATCAACGACCGGATCCGGTGCGACGTGCGCCTGATGGCGACGGACCGGCTCCGGGTCATGCGGTGCTGCCCGCACGTGATCGAGAGCTTCGAGACGGCGATCTGGTCAGACAAGTCGATCACCGAGGACGTGCGTCTGGATGACGGCAGCATCAACATCGACGTCCTCGACGCGCAGGAGTACGCCACCGAGCGGCACCTGCACGAGCTGGTGGAGAATCTAAGATGAGGATCAGAGATCTATTCAAATTCGGAGGTGCCAGGATGGCAGAGGCTCTGGACGTTTACAAGAAAGACATATTCGACCTGGACGGCGTGCCCGCCTTCCGGGAGTTCTACACGCTGTTCATGTTCCCGTGGAAGGCTGTCTACAAGGGCTTTTACGAGGAATGGCACAAGGTGCCGTACAGCACGATCAACACACCGAAGGGCCTGACCCGGACGATGATGAGCCTGCGCGCGGCCAAGATGGCGGCGGAGCAGCTCTCCCGCTACGAGTGGTCAGAGAAGTGTGACATCACGGTCAGCCAGGACGGCTACGACTCCGAGGAGCCGGATCCGCTCAACGAGTACCTGCAGGACGTCCTGCAGCGCAACTCGTTCACCAGCGCGATCGGCGAGATCCTTGAGAAGGCCAACGCGATGGGCGGCGGCGCGATCAAGGAGTGGGTGGATGTTCCTAAGGACGAGGAAGGCCGGGACATCGGCGAACCCCGCGTCCGGCTCTCCTACCACATGGCCGACCAGTTCGTCCCGACAGCCTGGGACAACAAGAAGGTCAAGGAGGCGCTGTTCGTCTCGCGGGAAGCGAAGGACGGCTTCTACTACTCCCGCGTAGAGTGGCACAAGTGGCAGGGCGAGACGTACGTGGTCACGAACGACCTGTACCGCGTCCCGATCAGAGACGCCGCGGAGCCGCAGAACATCCTCGGCTGGCAATACCCGCTCGACCGGATCTACCCGTTCATCGCTCCGGAGACCTACATCGAAGGCCTGGACAAGACGGCGTTCCAGTACATCCGGCCGTTCGGCGCGAACTGGTGCGACGACAACAGCCCGCTGGGCGTGGCGATCTTCTCTTCCGCCATGGACACGCTGCACGCGCTGGACGTAGCGTTCGACTCGTTCCACCGTGAGTTCGTCCTGGGCAAGAAGAGGATCATCGTGCCGGCGCGCGCACTGCGCCCGGTCGTTGACCAGAACACCGGCGAGATGGTCCGCTACTTCGACGCGAACGACGCGGTCTACGAGGGCCTCTCGACTGACGAGGATGGCGCCAACAAGATCATTGACAACTCCGTCGAGCTGCGCGTAGAGGAGCACGTGGCGGCGATCAACGCCCTGCTGGCTCTGCTGTGCGGGCAGATCGGCTTCAACGCCAACGCCTTCGCGTTCGACGCCTCTGCGGGCATGAAGACGGCCACCGAGGTCATCAGCGAAAACTCCAAGACCTACGGCACGGTGCAGGCGAACATCGGCCTGCTGCGTGAATCGCTGACCGACATGGTCGACGCGATCCTCGAGCTGTCCGTCAAGTACGGCTGCACATGGCAGGGGCAGACCATCGAGAGCCTGGTCGCCGGCGGCTACAACGTCTCCGTTACGTTCGACGACTCGATCATCGAGGACAAGGCGGCGGAGCAGACGCAGGCGCTGCAGGACGTAGACCGCGGCCTGATGAGCAAGAAGACGTACCTGATGTCCCTGCGCGGGATGACCGAAGAGGAAGCAGACGCGGAGCTTGCGCGCATCGCGGACGAGTCCTCGATCGGCGGCACGGCCGTCGACGTACTGTTCGGCGGCACTGAAGAATGAACCGCGACGACATCCTCCAGCTGACCGAGCCGGTCGAGAAGCTCTACATGGACTGCACGCACCGGCTGTGCGTCAACATCGCCAGGCACATGAAGAACCCGGCGGCTGACGAGATCACCCAGTGGCAGATCCGGAAGCTGGGGGAGATGAATCAGGTCAGGGAGGAGTCCATTCGGATCATCGCCGACGCGACCGGCTCCCGGGCGGAGATCGTGAAGACTTCGCTGGAGAAGGCGCTGGGCTACAGCCTGGAGGACGTGGACAAGGTCCTGCAGGCAGCTGCGGAAGCGGGCAAGATCCAGATGGCGTCCGGCGAGACCTACATGGTCAGCGGCCGGGTGCGCGCCCTGTTGGAGCAGACGCTCGCCAACGCGAACACGGACCTCAACCTGGTCAACACGACGATGCTGGACTCGACCATCGCGAACTACAAGCGGATGATCAGCCAGACCGCACTGGAGGAGACGCGGATCCTCGCCACGCAGCACGCGCTGAACGAAGCGGCGCTGGAGACGGCGCTGGGCATCGACGCCAGGCACACAGCGGTCACCCGCGCCATCGAGAACATGGTCCGGGACGGCATCACCGGCTTCATCGACCGCGCCGGCAGGCACTGGAGCGCGGAGGGCTACGTCAACATGGACGTGCGCACCACCGTGCACAACATCGCCATCGAAGGTCAGAAGGCCAGGGCGGCAGACGCGGGCGTGTCCACGTTCCAGATCTCAAGCCACGCAGGCGCGCGTCCGCTGTGCGAGCCATACCAGGGCAAGTTCTACAGCTGGGACGGCTCCAGCGGGATCCTGCACGACCTGGACGGCAACGAGTACCACTACGAAGGCATCGGCATGACGAGCTACGGCGAGCCGGCCGGGATCTTCGGGATCAACTGCGGGCACTCTCCCATCACGTTTGTGGACGGCTTCTCCATCCCACGGTATGAGGAGACGGAGGACAAGGAAGAGAACGACCGCATCTACAAGCTAAGCCAGCAGCAGCGAGCACTGGAGCGCGACGTCCGGGGCGCCCGGACAGCGGTGGACGCGCTGGAGGCGGCAGGCGAGAAGTCAGCCGCGGAGCGCATGACCAAGATCGCGAACCAGAAGCTGGACAAATATAAGGACTTTTGCAGGGCTAACGACCGGACGATCCGCTACGACCGGCTCGAGGTCGTAGCCGGGAAGGAGTAACCAATGGCCAAATGCAAAAACTGCAAGCACTGCCAGGTCGGTGATGTGTACACGATCTGCGAAGTGCTGAAGACGCACTGCCTGAACACGGAGGACCCTGATCTCGGTACCAGGTTCCCCGCGTGCAAATACTCAGGCAAGAAGAAAGAGAAGGAGGAAGAAGTATGCCAGAGTGCAAACACTTCTGGGAAGGACGAAGCAACGGAGTCCGCTGCCAGCTCTGCGGAAAAGAGCTGAGCGAGGCGGAGTTCCTCGAGCTGATCGAGGGAAAGAAGCCTGCGAAGAAGGAGGCGGCCAAGCGTGGATCTAAAAAAGGCGACTGATCTGATCAACGCGGCGGGGCTGGTCGAAGACCCGAACACCCGCGCGGCCATCCTGCGGGAGGCGACGGCATGCCTCCAGGAAGACCCGGCACCCGCTCCGGCGGATCCGGATAATGATGACGACTGAGCACCCGACAGGGTGCTTTTTTGTACCTCGCCAAGCCGTGGCGGTAAACCAGCACTCGCCGGACGTCTGCCGGCGGTAAAGAAAGGACGGAAAACATTATGGCAATTTTTAAGCGAAGCGTCCTAAAGGACAAAGGACTCACCGACGAACAGATCGACTACCTGATGACCGAGAGCAACCGCGCGCTGGCTGCTGACTACATGCCGAAGAGTGACCTCCAGGCACAGATCGACGCGGCAGTCGACGCAGCGAAGGCGGACACCCAGATCACCGACGAGATGATCCAGGGCTCGGACGCCTACAAGGCCATCCAGTCCGAACTGGACAAGGTGAGAGCGATCAACTCCGAAGACTACGCGGGCATCAAACCTAAGTTCCGCGAGCAGGTCTACGGCATGATCGACAGGTCCGAAGGCGCAGCAGCTGTGGCCGAACAACTGGCAGAGATCCAGAAGGGCTACAGCGAGTACTTCACAGAGGCCGCTCCCGCTCCCGCACCGAACACCCCGGTGTACTCCGGCGCACAGCCCAAGCCGGGCGCAGTGCCCACTCCGGAGGACGCGGTGAAGAGCCGGATCTCGGAGCTCTGGAAGTAAACCAACAAATAACACGAAAGGATCAACAATCAAATGGCAAACTCCATCGATTATGCTGCGATTTTTAATCAGCAGCTGGACGAAAAGTTCGCGATCTCCATCCGCACCGGCTGGATGGAGAACACCACCCCCGGCATCGTTTATGATGGCGGCAAATACGTCAAGATCCCGAAGATGAGCGTGAGCGGCTTCGGTGACATGCAGGGCTACAAGGCTCCCGACATGGATCACTCCCTGACCTGGGAAGACAAAGAGCTGCAGTTCTACCGCGGCGGCAACTTCGCGATCGGCCGTTATGACGTGAACGACACCAACTTCGTTGACAACGCGACCAACGTGATCAACACCGTTGACAAACAGGAGATGCGTCCCGAGGTTGACAAGGTCAGAATCGCAGGCGTAGCGCAGGCAGCCCTGAGCGCCGGCAACGCCGTGTTCGGTGACGTCGACGAATCCACCGCGCTCGACGCGCTGCTGTACGACATCGAGTGCGTACAGGATAAGATCGGCGAGGACGAGCAGCTGTACATCCAGATCGCGACCACCTCGAAGGGCCTGGTCGAGAGATCCACGCAGGCCGTTAAGTTCATCAACCTGCGCGACTACACTGT